GGTCGAAGTGTTGTTGGCATAGAGCCACACCTCGTCAATGATTGAGGCAGATGTGCCTGTTGTATGGATAGTTGTACCAGTTGAGGCAGTAGCCACAACGGTAGTTGGCGCACCTGTTGCCGAACTTGAAAGTAAAACCTTTGTGTACGTTGCCATTGTTTTCCTATCCGAATACTTGCATTGAGATTACGGCTTGATCTGTGTCATAAACTGCGTTAGTACCGTTAGTACCGTTAGTGCCATTGGTTCCATTAGTACCATTAGTACCTGCTGCACCAGTAGCACCTGTATTGCCTGTGTCACCCTTAATGCCTTGGATACCTTGAATACCTTGGATACCTTGATCGCCTTTAGCACCCGTTGCGCCTGTCGCACCCGTAGCACCCGTTGCGCCAGTGTCGCCTCTTGGAATTATAAAATCAAATATTGCTGCGCTAGATGTGCCAGTATTAAGTACGCTAGCAAATCCACCAGCAGAACCAGTTGTGGTACTACCAACGGAGATAACTGCGGCTGCACCAGCAGCGCCAGTAGAACCAGTTGCACCTGTAGCACCAGTGCTACCAGCAGGACCTGTCGCACCTGTTGCGCCTGTGCTTCCAGTATCGCCTTTATCTCCCTTAGGGAGAACAAGATTTAATGTCTGGGTAGGACTTGTTCCAGTAATAGTTGCACTGGCTGATGCGCCAGAGGTTACTGTTCCAACAGATAATACGTTTGCTGGGCCTGTGGAGCCTGTAGCACCCGTAGTACCAGTATCACCCTTATCGCCTTTGGCTCCTGTGGAACCTGTAGCACCAGCGGCTCCAGTTGCTCCTGTAGCCCCAGTGTTTCCTCTGGGAATGGTGAAGTTAAATACAGCATCATTGGTTGTACCAGAATTAGTAATAATTACTGATGTGCCTGCATTACCAGTAGTTACAGTTCCTAAATCAACAGTTGCTGCATTACCCTTGGGTAGATTTAGATTAAGAGTTTGTGTTGGTGATGTACCCGTAATTGTAGCGCTTGCTGATCCACTGCTAGTAACAGTGCCAATGCTAAGCGTATTGGCTGGACCAGTTGCGCCTGTAGCGCCTGTATCACCTTTAATACCCTGAGGACCTTGGTCATTAGAAAGAACAACTGTAGTATCTGGGGTCTCCAAAGGCTGAACAATTACCTCAATTGCCTCTGTCTCTGGGCTAACATTGACAGATATATTGTTGCTAGATGCTTGTTCAACTACTACAATTGTTTCGCTCATATTAGACGCTCACTCCTGGTGTTACTACGAATTTACCTTCAAGTAGTCGGGTAACTACTGAACCAGAATTTAGTACAAAGTCATAGACATAACGACCTGGATCTAAGTTTGCTGTTTGAGTAGAACTTAGAGTTACGGTTGCTTGACCATTAGTTGTACCTAGGACAATCTTGCTATTAGCAGTTGTCGCTGTTACTGTTGCTGCGGTTGATTCAATGAACGGTTTGATTGTCATTGTTGCCGTATAACCTGTTAGATTCCAAGGAGTATCGCCAGTTTTGACAACAAATTGAAATGTAAAAGTAGCAGCCTGTTCACAAACTAAATTGTACTTAGCGCTCATTTAATGTCCTTTATTACTTAGAGTTTTTCACCAGTAAGTGGATTGTATTTTAGTGCTGGAGCCTTTTTCTTTGGCTTTGGCTTTGGCTTTGGTTGCGTAGGGTAAGTAATCTTTTCGCCTGTTCGAGGATTATAGATGGTTGTTGTTTTTGCGTTACGCTTTTCTGCTCCAGCAGCAGTGGCTTTAGCCTTTGCTGCAGCACTCATAGGTGCTGGCGAATATGCTGTTGAGGCGCTCTTTTTAGGAGCCTTGTCAGGTACAAACATTGATCCAACATAGCGACCAGAAGATGATGGCTTTGTTGATGCTGTTGCCTTTGCTACGCGAGCATCGCCATACATACGACGGAGTGCCTCACGGTACTCAGGAGAATTATTTGATGATGCCGATTTAAGGGAGGCAGTCATTCCCTGCTTCTTAATCTTATCAATGGTTGCTTGTGAAACCTTGATATCTCTATTTGCTTTAGTTGCCATGTTACCATTTCACCTTATCTGCCCAATACGCGGCACTCATTTTTCCTTTTGAAATATTACTTGCGTGGCGAGCCTTAAAGGACTTGCGTCTAGCAGCATAGGCTGCTGACTCACCCTTCTTCTTAGGTGAACCACTGACGCCCTGCTGACCAAAGCGGATAGTCTTGACCTTATCTCCCACTTTTGCTACAACTACGTGTGACTTCTTTGGGTGACTTGGTGTACGCTTTGGCTTGTTGAAGCCCGATACTCCTGCCCGCTTTAGCCGAGGGTCTGTCATAATTACATTGCTCGGTTGCTTGAAGTCCCGCGAGCCTTGCTTTGCTTCTTACCTGGAACGAATGTTGATCCCTGGTATGAGCCTGGAGCCTGTGTCTTTGCCTTTGTGACACGTGCTGTTCCGTACATGCGCTTTACGCCTTCGACGTATGAAGCACTTGCCTTGCCCATTACAGCCTTCTTGAGGGCTGCTGTCATTCCGTCTGCCTTAATGCGGTCAATTGTTGCCTGTGATACCTTCATTGGTGCAGCCTTTGGCTTTGATGCTGGTGCTGCGTAATTGCGGTATCCTGATGGTTGTCCGCCGCCTGATGTTCTGGCCATTTTACTTACCTTTCTTTGATTTGCCAGCCTTGGATAAGGCTATGGCAATTGCTTGTTTTTTTGATTTTACTTTCTTAGGTGATCTTCCGATATTGAGTTCGCCTTTTTTGAACTCTCGCAGCACCTTAGAAATCTTTTTATTAGCCGCTGTCTTTTTCATTAGTTCGTGTAATAATTCGGCCAGGAACCTGTGCGCTTAGCCTCAGCCTGACGCTTCTTACGTAGGTCTGCTTCTGCTTTTTGCTGCTTCTGCTGCCAGGTTAATGTTGGAGTTGCTTTTGGTTTAGGTGTAGCCGTAGGCTTCTTGCTTAACCAACTCATAATTACATACCACCAAATAGTCCGCGCTTGGCGGGCTTCTTTTTAGCGGTTTTCTTCTTGGCAACCTTCTTCTTGGTTCCGTATTCTTTCATACGCATAGCAGGGCCTTCCATTTTTTCGTGCTTTTTCTTGGCGGCCATTGACTTGTACTTTTCGCCTTTAACTGACATTAGATTGCTCCTACTTCGCTTAGTTTGGATACTGTCTTGTTCTGGATAATTTTTGTATCTGGCATGGTATTGGCGTCATAGGCTTTACCCATAGCATCAGATGCTCTACGAGCCTCTTGAATCTTCTTCATGGATGTACCTGATGGCTGGATACCCTGAGCCCTTGCATCGCGGTAGGCTTGTAATTCGCCTTCCCACTTCTTATTACTTGTTTGCTTCTGTGAGGAAGCATCCCCTGCATTCATCTGTAGTCCTAGTGCCTTGCAACCAAAGCAACCATCTATCGGATCTGGATGATGTTCCCAATGTTTCATACTGTCTCCACTGTGTATCCTGCTGCCTCTAGGCTAGCCTTTTCTCCTGGGCTTACGTCATAGGTGATACCACCCAGATAGAAGGCTTCCGCCTCTGCTATCTCCTCCGTAGAAGGATTTCGCAACTCATAATATTCCCCATCAACTTTAATGACGCTAACGCCTCTTTTAAGGCGGTAACGACCAAATAGAGGGCCTTCCCCTAATGGACCTTCACTCACTGTTGGAGTTGTGAATCTGTATGCCATATAGCCTCCTAAGCCGTTTTACTGATGAGTAGGGGTTGCCCCCTACCCACCCGTCTAATTACTTAGATGCGGACTGATGAAGCAGTCTCGACGCGGTATAGCGCCTCTTGACGGTAGATAGCCCAGTTGATGATACCGTGCCAGCCGACTGGACGGAAGCGGTTCAACTTGTCTACAACGTTACCAAACTCAATGCCTGGTTCCTTCCATACGGCCTCAGCAAGTGCTTGCTGTCCCATGATGTAGGTGTTGTAAACACGTGCCTTTGGAGTAACTGTAAGTGTGTTTGTTCCAACAGTTCCTGAGTTAGCGACAGACACTGTGAATGTAGTGTTTGTTGCCCCGATTGAGATTCCTGTAATCAAAGCGCCTGAACCTACGTTTGTACCAGAGATAGCATCTCCGATTTCAGCAAGACCACCGAATGCACCGTTTGCTGCCACGATTGTGAATGCACCTGATGCACCGCTTACTGCTGCTGCAGTAGCGAGTGCTGTTAGAGCAGCACCTGAGATTGTGTTTGTCATGCGTGGTGTCTCGATGAAACGGACACCTTCCCATGCGCCAAGTTCTCCTGCAAGGAGTGCTGTAGCGTTCTGGTACTCATGTGGTGTACGCCAGATGTTGTTTCCTGTCTCTGTGCGGAGATCGTGTGAAACTTCTGGGTGGATGTATGAAACATACATTCCGCCACGTGGGACAACATTTCCAGCGCGCAACTTTGTTACTGCGTAACGTACGTCGCGTCCCTTGAATGTGTCTGTTGTTGTGATTGTTGACTTAGCAGCAGTTGTTGAAAGTGCGCCAGCAGACTCACGGATAACGTTTGTACCTGCATCAAGAACAGCAGCGATACCGTTATCTAGTGTTGTTGCCATGTTAAACGCAACTGCGTTAGCAATCCATGGATCAACATCTGAAAGTGACATAAGTGACAACTTACGTGTTGGGATAACTACGCGACCTAGTTCTGTCTGTGCGACATCTAGGGTTGTAGTTGATGGCATTGCTACTGCATCTGGATCTGTTGTCTCATCGAGTGTTGCACCAGCAATTGTGGTGTCAGCAATATCGTTGTAGAACTGGAAACGGATTGAAGAACCATCGTGAGTTGGGTTTCCGACCTTCTTGTCCGCAATTGCGCGGAACTGTGGAACTGAACGCAAGTTGAGTTCGATCAACTTGTCGTACGCCATTGTTACAAGATTGGAACCTAACCCAGATGTTGAAGTTGAAAAGACATCTGCCATGGGCGGATATCTCCTTTCTGGTTAGTTTGCGGTTTATTGACCGCTGAGAATTGTTAGAATTTCATCTTCGGAAGTTGCATTCGCTAGACGATTTGCAATATCATCCGAAGCCCCTGGTGCTTCCGCATTAGTTAGCACATTGTTCATTTTTTGCATTGAAGCGATATCTTCTTGGGATACCTTTGGGGCATCCTGTTGAATACCGAACACGTCGGCATACTGGTCGATCCAAGAGGAAATTGCTTCCTCTGTTGCTTCGATGTCATTTGGAACGAATGCTGCAATCTTTGCGTTGACTCCACGGGATGTAAAAACATCTTTTAGAATCCGCTCTTTCTGAGTCTTACTCAGTTCTCCCAGGTTAGTCTCTAGTTCTTTTGCTCTGCGCTGCTCGGCCTTTAGTGCTTTGCGGAGTTTCTTTACTAGATCTGTATCGTTGTCGTATGTCGGGGTATAATCCTCGTCATCTTCGTCTTCGATATCCCAGTTGATATTGTCGCGGTTGTTGCTCATAGCAACCTCTCTCTGTTAGTAGTTGTCGTACGCCTCAAGATTGGAAGAGGATCCAAGTTGGCTCGTACTATCGGTCTTATACACCACTGGGGCCGATAGGTCCAGTGGAATTCTTTTATATTGCTCCTGTT